CAAGCAACGCTTAGTCCACCTGCAACACGAACTTTGTAGGACTCCAAGTCACCGAACAGAACGGACTTAGCGGAAGTGCCGAGAGCCGCAACATGTGGGTTCTCGACTACGCGGAAGCCAGCGAAGGTGTCAGGGTAGCCAACGCCTACCTGGTATAGGTAGTTGCCAGCGGTGTCCTTTAGCTTGCGCATTGCACCAATGGTCTGACCGTTAGCCATGAAGCCTGCACCTGGCAGACGGCGAACCTGTCCGTCAACCGAGTAAGCAAGGTCAATCAGGTTGTCAGCGGTGAACGCACCAGCAACACCAGTTCCACCAGTAATGCCGGAACCTGCGGCAACCGAAACACCAGTTGGCTCGGTGGTTCCAGTTCCAAGGGTTAGCGCGTTGTTGACGGCGTAACCGATTGCGTTACCAGCCTGGCGTGCTAGGTGAGCAGCAAGATCAAAGCCACTGTCTGTGACCAATTCATTGGCCGCTTGAATTAGGAACCCATACTTCTTTGCACCAAGGGTAATGCTGGAGTATGTTGGCTCGCTTGCCGAGATTGCAGAACCAGCAGCGGTTAGAGCTGCGGTGCTGTAAGCGGTCAAGGTTGGGATGGTCAAGTCCTCACCGGATGTGGTGGTGATAACTTCGGAAACCTCTAGCATTGGGCCAGCTAGACGGGCAACATCGAAGACCTCATCGTAGAACGACTTTGGAACGGTGTTGGTGGAAGGCACTAGAGCAGCGCGCTTCTCGAAGGTGTGAGCTGAACGGGTCTGTGCAACCTCGCGCAGAATGTCGGAAGCTGAACGCTCTGATACCGAAGGAACGAATCCCCTAGCGGCTACGGATGCCTCAACCTTGCGCTCTTCTGAACGCTGTGCAACTGCAATAGCCTCATCAGCTTTTGCGATGTCGGCTTCGATTGCTTCGATCTTACGAAGCTCCTCTGACTCTAGCCCGCGACCCTCAGACTCAGCGAAGTCAATAACTTCACGAACCTGCATGATTAGGTTGTTGCGAGCCTCAGTCTGGCGAGTAATAAACTCTGACATGATTCTCCTAAATAAATGAACATGATTGGCCAGCGGCGCTAACGCCATACTGAAATCGGTAGAGCTGACTCACACCGTATAAATAGTTTACCCCAAGCGGTGCTAGTCGAGTTTTGTCAAGACCCCTAGACGTGAGAAACCCCCTGGCCGAAAGGGGGAAACCAGGGGGAAGTATCTCGATGCTTGGCAGGGAAAGGCTTAGCGCGTTTCCTCTGGCTTGGTTACACGAGATTCTTTTTCCGTCACCTTCAACAGCGAAGGGGCGTGGTCAATGGCAAACACAGCGTCAGCCATCGAGTCTGCTAGGTCGCGGATTGCTCCGGACTCTGGGTCACCTGCGGCCTTTAGTATCGCCGCTTTGATCTCTGCTTTAGTAGCCATTAGAGTATTCCTTTCGCTAGTAACTCTAGCTTCTTTTTCTTTAAGTGCAAGATAGATAGGTCAGGCTTTTCCTCGACCACTTCGGGAGGCGCTAGGTCGGTGATAACTCGCGAGAGCATTTCCTTTTCCTCGCCTGTGATTTCCTGTCCATCCTCAATCTTTAGCAACGCGTCAGCTAGTGCATCAGCGTCAATGCCTGTGCGCTGTGCAACCTTGTCAAGCCCTCTGACCTGAGCTGTGCCGTTGGTGGATGGATAAGCTGGGAAGGCAACGCCTGTGGACACCTCTAGCAACCTAACGCTTTTCAGGGTGCGCTCTGTGCCTTCGTTGTTCCAACTGTCACCGCCTGATGGTACTGTGAATCCAAAGCTGAATCCTGTCACGTCACCGCGTTGAATTGAAACCCTTGCATCGCGCCCGAAGGATGTGTCGGGAAGGATAGCGTCAACGAATAGACCGCGCTCGTCTTCCATAAGCTTTAGGGTTCCGGCGCGTGTAGATCCCAAGACCATCGAGCTATCGTGGTTCCACAGTAGCTTGATGTCATTGCGTGACTTTAGGGAACGCTTAAACGCACCTGGCGCGATTCTCTCAATGAAGGGCAATGGCTCGCTTGGCTCGTTGAACCTAGCGGCATAACCCGTCAGCCTCATTCCTTCGGCTTCCTCGCGCACCTCGAAATCGTTTGTAAAAACGCGAGTCTCAATCTTTGACAATGCTTCGCCTTTCGCTCGGCCTTCGTTCTCTGCTTCAATTCTACTAACAACACCCTGCGCGTATTCGAGCGCACGTCTCGCGCCTGCCTTGCTTGGGCCTGAACCCCATAGCAGATGAGCCACTACGCCAGCGCTAGGGTAGCCATCCGAGTTAGGGTTTGCATCGGGTGAATCTAAATCGCCAAGATGTCTAGCAATCCAAGCGGCAATGCGAACCCACTTGTCAGCGGTCACGTTACCTGCAGCCATAGCCCTAGCCTCGCGAACGGTGGCATCAGTTAGACCGTCACCTGACTTGCCTTCCTCGTGATACTTCAAGCCCTGCCTTGCGGCGGCTCTCATGTAAGCGGGTGGCTTTAGGTTTACTTCGCGGGTTTCTTGGGAGCAGACTTCACAGGCTCCGTCACAGTCTTCGCAGGTTTCGACTCTGACTTCGGCGATGTCAAGTTCGTTGTCGGAATCATCGTTTTGCTCGGTATAAGTGCCACCTGGTTCTATCCCTTCAATAGCGCTAACGCCATTCATAGCTTCGATTGCTTCTTGTTTTGTAAAGTGACATGAAAACTCTTTGCCGTCATCTTCAACAACTGCCCACCCTGCGCAGGTAGGTGATTCATCAGTTATGAAATAGGTCATTACACTTCCTGCCTCAACCACGAAAGACGGTGACCTGTCTTTGACGAAACTGCATAAAGCTGTTGCAATGGAGCAAGATCAACTCCGAGTGTTCCGTCTTTCAAAATTCCCAGCCCTGTTGTAATAGTTACATCAGCCCCACCGATAAAGATTGTGTCGGTGCTGTCAAGATTCTGAATCGTCATTCTGATTGGATTAGTGGAACTCCCGTCAAGCGGTGTAGCGGTTAAACCAATCATTGTTTGCCCTGTCGAAATCATTAGACCTCGTAAGCGCTCTGTGGGTTCTCGGGGTCAATCTGCGCAATACCCTGCAACATTACTGGTGGGACTCCGGTGTGTTCGATTGGTGGTAGTCCCATAGCTGCCAAGACTTCGGCGGGTGCGAATCCTGCATTGACTAGTCGCTGCGCCATCATGGTTCTTCTGTCGGTTGCAGTTAGATCAGCGGCCTCAATGTTGACGTTAGCCAATGGAACGCGAACGCTGTCAGCCGATGGGTCTGAGATAGGACTCATGTCCTCTAGTCTGCGAACATCGTTGATGGTCAGGAAGCCCGATTGCAAGCCAGTTGAGTAGGCGCTCATGCGTGAGTTGATGTCTGCCCTGAGCAACGCGTCTAGGTTGAACTTGATGAACGCTGTCTCGCCACCTGGCTCGCGCGATAGCAACGGCGTGAACGCGGTTTCGAGCTTTTGAATAATTGGTCTAAGAGTGTGCTGCACGAAGGCAAGGTTGTTCTGCTCGACGCTGCTGTAAGTGTTTGTGCCTGGTAGTCCAAGAAGGTGCGGTGGGATGTTGAACGCGCGAGCGATGTCCTCAACTGCCATACGGCGTGAGTCAATGAACTGAGCCTTGTCGTTCTCTACCGAAGTCTGAACATACCTTGCGCCACCTGTGAGGACACCTGTCTTGTGTGCCTTGCCCCAACCCCTGTGACGTGAGTCGAATCCCTCGACTAGGTTCTTGGCTTGGTCGGCAGTCAGGTTACCTGGGTATTCGATTACGCCCGAAGTCTGTGTTCCCGAACCGAAGAACTTAGCAGCGTAGCTTTGTAGCGCTAGTGCCAATCCCCAGTTTTCCTTTAGAGCTTCCACGCGGGAAACACCGCGAAGGTGACCAGGGCGAACAACGTCAGGAATGAACACGACCTGATCGGCTGATAGAAGTTCGTTCTCACCGTCAACGCGGAACATAACTCGCCCGATTCCGTTGCGGATAATCTCAACGCTTAGCGGGTTCAAGACTGTTAGGTTTACTACCTGCCCGCTTGTGTTGCTATAAACGCGAACGAAGGCGTTACCGTCTAGCAATAGCGAAACGATACAAGCGCCCCAGAAGGCTTCTTTGGTGGTGTCAATGTCAGGGCGTGACAGCCATACTGGTCGCGGTCTAAATGCGAACCTAGCGCCATCCCTGCGAATGTATGAGTCAACCGGAAGCGATGCAATGGTGTCCGAGATAAGGGAAACGGCTGAGTAAATAGCGTTGACTTGGAACGCTGTGTCGCTGTTGATGTTCGTTGCCGACAGGCTCGTCAGGGTGTTGAAGTCATCGCCAGCGCCCCAAATGGATTGGTAGCTGATAGCTCGCTTGCTAAACAGCCCGTCAAAGATTCCCAAAATTTACCGCCTATACATAAAACTGAGGCACTACTTGTTCTTCAATTCTACCGCTTGCCCTGTCATACGCCATGAGAAGGGCGATAGCTAAGTCAATCTTTAACTTTGGGTTGCGGTAGTCTTTAGTGATTCTCGCGCCTCGTTGCGAGTCCACCTTCAAAATACAGTTCTCCAAATGACGGCCTAAAGCCGCATCGCCGTTATGAACTAGCTTGCCATTCATAATGGCTTCGTAAAGCTTTGATGTTGCTGGGACAGTTCGCGAAATGGTGTTCGGGTATTCGACTACCGTCATCCCTGCATCAGCCCATTGAAACATTTCGTCTTGCCAGTAGGCAGGGTCACAGACTAGCTCTCGGCAGTTTGGGTTAGCTAAGAAGAAGTCAATGACTGCCTTGCTCACTTCGTTCTTGTCTACAATCCACGAGTCATCATCAATCGTGAAATCTTTTTCCCAGCTCGCAACCCTAAAGGCGCGGTAGACATCATCCTCAATGCGTGGCAGTATCACAGCGACTAGCGCGGTGCTGTCGTTCTTCCACGATCCGTCAAAGCCCAAGACGTATTCATCAGTTGGCTCTAGCTCGAACGTCTGCTCTAGACCTTCCCAAACTCCGGCAGGTAGCCAGGCGTTTTTAGAGTTCACCCATTGGTTACAGCGCTTAGTTCTAAACTCGGCTTCGGGTGTGCGGTTCACCATTGACCTGAAATCCTCTGGGCTGTTTAGGACTCCGTATCCAGGGTTGCTATCGCGCCAAGCTTCTTCTGACCTGTGGTCTGCATCGGGCTTAGCTTCCCACCATGCGCCATAGAATGTTTCGTCTTTTACTTCTTCGCTCGCAACTCTTTTTAGGTGCTGATACAACCCGTAAGCGGTGCTATCGTTTCCGGTCAAATCGCTCTTTACGCCAGCTGTGGTGGTGGCTATCATCAGCGGTTGCCTGCGGCTTGCCATAGATAGTTGCATAACATCCCACATNNTCATCGAAGATGACGCAACTAGCGTTCAGGCCTTCTGCTCCAAAGCTCTCACTTGCCAGCACTCGCCAGATTGAACCAGTCGCAGGAATCTCTATTGCATCTCTATAAACCTTCGCCATTGAGCGCAGGTCTGGGCTGGCTTCTATTAGCTTTCGCGCGTCATTGAATGTGATGCGAGCTTGGTCTTTAGTGGCAGCGCAGGAATAAGTTTCTCCACCCTCGTCATGCAGGAAAAGACTCCAAAGCCCAATCCCTGCGGCCAAGGCGCTTTTCCCGTTCTTCCTAGCCATGCCCGCATAAATAGTGCGATGCTTGAATGTCCCGTCTGGATTCAATACAAACATTTCCCTAAGTAGCTGACGTTGCCAGTCTTGAAGTTGAATTGGCTGTCCGACTAAACCCGCTACCGAATCTTTAGTTAGTGTGACGAATGTTTCAATAAACTCGGCTACTTCGTCACCGCGAGACAACGCATCCTCTGGGACTTTAGTTTTCCAGGTTGGTGGCCAGCTCATAAGATTTTCCCTTTATCTAAAGGCAACGGATTGCCTATACGAATTCTATAGATACGCCACTCCATTATGGTCTTGTTGTATTTAGTGCTGTTGCAGTTACTGCATAGTGGCATCAAATTACCAAGGCCATGACTTCCGTCACGTGTTAGCGGGATGATGTGATCTAAATCAATCTCGTTGCGCGAGCTGCAAAATGCGCAAGGTGAAGAGTAAAGTTTTTTTATTTCTTTCGGAGTGATTTGATAAGTAACCGCATTGGCTAACCGCGCCCTACGAAGCAAGTTTCTCATTCGTGACTTATCAGGATTCTTCTTTGAATACTCTCTTCCGTAAGCTCGCTTAGCTTCTGCGTTTCTTAGATACGAAGCTCTTTCGGCCTTCTTGAATTGCCAAATGTTATCTCGCCTATTTTGACTTCTACGTTTGCTAATTTCTTCTCTATTTGCCGCATACTTTTCAGCGCTCTTTATCGCGTAAATTTCAGCGTTCGCATAGTAGTAGGCAAGACCTCTGGCCCTGTTCCTATCTGCATTGCGCTGATACCTTTCAGCGTCTTTGGCTTTAGTGCAAGATTTGCAGTTTGATTTACGACCATCTTTTGTGGTCTTGTCATTGTGAAAATTATCTAAACTTTGAGTTTGCTTGCAGGAATTGCAGGTCTTATACTGTTCCATGTTGGACTCCTTCTTAGTCTGACCACGCCCCTGGATGTTTCCGCATCGCAGGGGTTTTACTATTCTACGCCTTTCGGCGTGACATCATTTCCTCTAGCTTGCTTTGGCGTTTCACTTCTGCAAGCCCAAGCCTAGTTCTGTCTGCCGGAGTAAAGCCGAGCAACCCTAGGTTCGTGGCAATCATGCGCTCTAGATCGTTGAGCTGTTTGTATAAGTGCCAGTCATTCGTCTCGGCAATTTGTGACTTTAGTTCTTCGCGCCTGTCTAGCTGTTCACAAGTCAGCATTAGAAAGTGAGCGTCTGTTCTGCTAGAGACCCAAAGCTCGCCTTCGCTAAATACTGAATCCCATAGCTGTTTGCCCGCGAACTCTAAAGGTCTGAACGGAGTGACGTATCCGCCAGGTAATGACATGAGGGTATTGACCTCTGGAAGCTTGCCCTTGCCAGGATTGCCAAGCTTGCGTTTTAGCTCTAGTGGCTTTGCTGGATTTCCCATACTAAAAGCCTACCTCAGAAAACATTGCAAACTCGGCGGTGTGCAAACAGG